TTTAATTCTTGGTATTATCATCTTTCTTGTTATTATTTCTTACTGTATTCCTACCTACTGCCTTACCAACCTGCCTTGCTCCATAAGCTGCTAATAAAGGTGCGGCTAAGGTGGATGCGTAAGTACCGAAAGCAGCACCTAATGTTTTCCCTGCTGCCTTCCTATATTCCTTACTTGCTCCTACCTTCTTTAATAGTTTCATACCTTGACGACTAGCTTCAAATTCAGATACTAATGTTGGGGATTTATAGGCGAGGGGTACAGCATAAGGGGCAAGTTTATTCAGGACACTCTCCTTCTTACCTTTCTTTTCATCACGCCCTGCTTTAATACCGCTAAGTAGTCCACTAGTTATACCAAGACCATTAGATATATGAGTATCATACAACTTAATCCCTGTCTTTTTGTAAACACCATTGCTTAATTTAGACTCAAATTCACCTACTTCATCTCTTAGATTATGTGCAATCTTACCTATCTTACTACCACCTCTACCATTTTTATGCATAGAGTGTCCAAGTTCATGTGCAAGGAATGCCCCTGATTCATTTCGATTTTTATCACCAATGTTTATAAGGTCCTTTGAGTTAAGTATTGACTTAGCATCCTTGATCCAATTCCTAGTTGACTTATTCTCTAGTTTGTGGCTCGTACCTTTTAGACTCGGGTTTCCAGAACTCGCCTTTTGCAAGGTTCTTTCAAATCTATAATTTGCAAAATTTCTCTTAGCTAACTTAATTTCTCTTTTTGCTTGTTCTATTCGCTCTTTTGGTATAGAGCTCGTATAATAATCTTCCTGATTGTGCCCATTTGTTAAATATGTTTTCTGATTCTTAGCTATTCTTCCTAGCTTACTGTATAATTTCTTATTCTCTTCACTTAGGTTATTATCGCTAATAGGTATCCGATTATGAGCAAACTTCCTAATATTTTCCCCTAATGGGGCCGCTAATGCAGTACCAATTGCTATACCACCTACTGCTAATTTAGCCCTATCTTTAGTTTCTTTCTTCATATTTTTACAAGTCTAGTGCCTAAGAAGTGTTCCTCTTAAAATATATCTTCTAGCATATTCTGTAGCTGTATGCTACTATCTTCCCTAGCATTTCTTGTCATCTGCTCAACTATTCTAAGTTGTTTATTTGCAGAGCTACCACCATCTTCTAGGTATTGTGAGTATTTCTTATAGCATGCCCAGATAGAACCAACACAAGCATCAGCAATATCCTTAGAGCCGTCTAATTTACCAGTCTTTCCTTTATGGTCATATTCAAAACAGTTAGATTCCTCTGGATGATCTATTTTAACGTGACCACCATTCTTACCGCCTGTTACGACCCTAAGCTCTAGGCACTCACGTAACATTCTCTCATTATATACCATCTTAACTCTCCCAGATAAGACAATATTTTTGAACATAAAGTAAGGTTCTGTTGTTCTATCTACTGACAACTCTTCATAAGGAATACCAACACGCTCACAAGATTGAAATAAACCAGCACTAGCAAAAGAGTCAGCACTAACATTTACATTATAGTCAACGTTTAATCTCTGTATGAATTGAAATATATGGTCAAGTGAAGTAGATTGTCCCTTCTTCCTACCAAGTCCAAACAATAATGGAACTTTGAATGTAGGATAAGGAGTTGTATCAAATCCATCCGTGTCTGTTATCTCACCATCGAAATAAGAAGCTGCTATACCACATACGTCATTCTTAAGTCCAATATCTAGGTGTATGAATAATGTAGTGTGTCTAGGTATCTTAGTAAGCATTGGTGAAACTCTATCATAGATTGTATCCTCTAAGTTGAAGAAATCAATATCATCAATTACATCGTCACCTAGGTTTGGTATACTAGAACACTCAATAAGCTTAGATATGTTACCTTGGAAAAATAACTCCTTACTAGTATAACCAAATCCTGCTAGGTCTTGTAATGACTTAATTGGATCTAAGATAAAATTTCGCTTAACCTGTATTGGACATTCTATGATTCTATCCGCATCTAGTTTACTTCTATCTGTTGTTTCTTCTAGTATAAAAGGTGTATGTACAGAATCTCCTCTATAAAATTCAAACGTCTTACCTTCACTCTCCTTATATAGTTCAGGTCTTGCTACCCAATGTGAATATTTAGCAAGGTAGAGTTCATCCTCTGGTACAGTCTCTTCGAATTTATCTGCCACTGAGTGATCCGCATCCTTAGCACTACTATCAATAATGAGATGTCCAAAATTATGTCTCTTACTAACGAAACGGGACTGAAAACGGATTAGGACTTCACCTAGTTTACTCATTGCATCTTGTGGTCTCCAGAATCCAATCTCAGAAAGCACAGTAAATACAAGCTGAGTACCTAAGACTGCATTCGATTTAGGACCAGATGAAATAAGTCGAATCTGCGGCTTATTGTACTGATTCTTAAAATATGGACTCACCGAAAAGACATTCCTAAAATAAGTAACAAAATCTTTATACGCAGTTTCCTCACTAGCATGGAAGAAACCAAATGCAATCTTAACACCACCAGCTAGACCAAGACTAAGATTCATATTTGTACAACAGTCTAGGCGATGATACATATAAAGTCCCATCAGTTTAGACATAGTTGACTTACCAGAACCAATACAACCACCAAATGATACATAAGGCGTTTTAGTGTTGATAGGTGTTGGATAAATCTCAGAACCAGCCTTTTTCCAGATATCAAAAATAGACTTACCGTGATTTGTTACTTCTGGGTTGCCTAAGAAATAATCATCATGTACAAATTGATCAAAAGATACCGGTACATGATTCATACCTAATAACTTGGAACCTACTATTATCTTCTCATCCCTGCTAAGCTTTGAATACTGTAGCTCAATGTCAGAAGGTAACGCTAAGTCCCCAATTGAAGATGTAGGGTCGGATTGTACTATAAATTTTTGTCCGTCCATAATCTTTCATTTTATAATCGTGTTCCCCTAACCTCATCGAAGAGTAAGATTCTTGTTTCAAATCTATTAAGGGAAAGTAAGTATTAATTAGTCTTTATTGTTAGACTCTTTATTCTTCTTATACTTATCATATAGCTTCTTACCGCCATACGCCAAGCCAGCTGCACCAGCCACACCAAGACCAGCGTAACCAGCCTTCTTAAGATTGCTCATAGGTTTCTTCTTAAATGCCTCTGCAGGTGAACCAGCTAGGTTGGCCAAGTTTTCCATTGTCTCACCTAACCTAATACTATCTAAGGCCTTTGTCCTCTTAAGATTTGCTATCTTCTTTGCCCTACTAGCATTATACTTAAGATTCTCTTCTAGTTCTTTATTGATCTGATTTCTTTGCTTCTTTAATTCCTGTGCTACTCTATTTCTCTTATAATTTTTCTTAAACGTTTCGATGAAATTAAGTCCTTCATAATCAGCCCTAGCGAACTCCTTCTGCTGCTCTTTTTTTTTGTCAGCTAGTTTCTTAGCACCAACCGCTAGACCTGCTGCGAGTGCGGTACCAGCAGCAACGCCACCGATCTTAACACCCTTCTCATGCTTTGCGTAGAAGTCAGCTGCATTCTTACCAGCCTTAGAGTTCTTAATGTTCTCCTTGGCACGATTAAACATATCACGTAGTTTACTTGCCTTCTCCTTACTTACCTTTGGTGTCTCGAAAGTTGAACCGGATATATCCAAGTCCTTATATTCAGCGTACTTAGCCCTATTTAAAGCTCTTCCTCTCTTAAAATTTGCTAACTTCTCTGCACTACCGTCATTATAATAAGTAAGATTATCCTCAAGTTCTTTATTAATTTGATTTCTACGCTTATTTAATTCATTTGCTATTTTATTTCTCTTAAGTTTTTTCCCAAACTTTTCGATGAAATTAAGGCCTTTGTAATCAGCTCTGGTGAATTCCTTCTGTTCTTTCATATCTTTATTTTTGTATTTATCGTATAGTTTCTTGCCTCCGTATACTAGTCCGGCAGTACCAGCAACACCAGCTCCGATCATACCTGCCTTTTTAAGTTTCTGACCAAGTGCTTTCTTAGCTCGAAGCTCTTCTACTAACTTCAATCGTTTACTATTAGCTGGTGCGACTTTCTCAACTCCCTGCTTAACTGTGGACTCAGCAGCCTTTTGTGTCTGTTGCTGTACTTGAGATGCCTTACTTGCCCTTTCAGCCGCTAATTGCTTTGCACGTTCTGCTCTAGTTTCTTTATTCTTAAGAAGTGGGTCAATAAAGGACTTGTTGGCCCTTCGAGCTTCTTTTTTAGCAAGCATTTCCTTATTGTTTGACCTTTTAAGGATATGATCATCAAAGATTGCTAGTCTTATTTTTCTCTTTGCCCCTTCAATAAGGTTGTTGTTACCACTTTTTAAATCCCTATCTATTGATTCTGCATCTTTTCTAAAGAGTCCTCTAAAATGATCAAAGTCGGGTATAAGATTAGACCCTCTACGCCTATCATTTATAAAATCTTGCGCGAAGTAGTTTCTTTTTGCTCTTAAGTACTTCTGCCCCTCTTTACTAAGTCCCTCGTAATCAGCCCTTGCAAATTCTTTCTGCTTCATTATGACTTTATTGTTTCTTTATTCAAGAGCTTCATGAAATTATCGATTGCCTCTTTTGACTGATCTGATTGTAGGTCTAGTCCATTACCTTCTTGTGCAATTTTCTGAAGCTCTAAGTTTGCACCCTCTATCTTGATGTCTGACTTAAGTTCCTCTAGCTGATTTATATATCCCATTAAGTGATCTACAATTAAGAAGATATCAGCAGTTGTTAAGTCTTGTCCAAACATTCTAGCTGGGTCTGTGATATACTCAATTGCAATAGCCAGTTTCTGAATTAAATGCATTATCAAGATTGGCTTAATGCTCGAGTAGATTTCTGACAGATATAATTCAAGTACTCTCCTACTCTTTGGATCACTAACATTTACTAGTGTCTGTGTTAGGGAGTCAAAATTTATCTGCAGGTCTGTTCCATATTCTTTATTATACTGCGTGAATACATTATTAAGTGCTAGTGACATTTCTTTTGCCTTCGCCTCTTTTTCATTCTTGGCGAGAGCACTAGCATCAAGTATTAAGTTCTTCGCAGTCTTAGGAAGGCTTGGGGCACCTGATATAATACTTTTGAGATCCTGACTTACATCACCACCTTCAGAATCCTCATCAAGTAGTTCATAATCATCACTCCCTGTACTACTTCCTCTTTCCTTATCAATAATCGCCTTCTTAAATTCTGGATCACTGAAAGGATTAATAGGGTTAAAATTTCCTCCCATAACCTTTTCCTTTATTATATAACCTACTTACCTGGCGTAGCTTGAGTTGCGGAGGATGGATCGTAAGACCTTAACTCACTAGCATCATTTTCTGCCGTTGAATCTGCTAAGGCCTTAAATTCCTCGTCACTCACTGCGTAGGTTTTATTTCTTACTATTATCATTATCCTTAACTGTTCTCCTGCCTATTACCTTACCTGCTTGTCTAGCACCATAACCTGCAAGAATTGGTGTTGCTAGTCTAGATGCATAAACTCCTAAATAAGTACCAAGATTCTTTCTGGCTATCCTCTGATATGCCTTACTTGCACCAGCCTTCTTTAGCATCTTAAGTCCCTGTCTACTAGCCTCAAACTCTGACACTAATGTTGGAGTATGGTAAGCGATAGGTGCTGCGACATATCCTACCTTATTTAGAATACTCTCCTTTTTACCTTTCTTTTCATCACGTCCAGCCTTAATACCGCTGGCAAAACCTCCAATAACACCAAGACCATGTCGTACTAAATCACCACTCAATCCAGTCTTAGCGTCAAGATCGAATTGTTTATCCATCAGTTTGTGTGCTAATTTACCTATCTTACTACCGTCTCTCCCGTAGTAATGCTTTGAGTGACCTAGTTCATGGGCTAAGATTGCTGCTTTATTTTTCACACCGGCTTCAACATTAACTAGATCTTTTACACGAGGCCGATTATCTCCGTAAATCCATCTAGAATCTCTAACATAGTAATTATTAAATCTATCATTAGTATTCCTAATCTCAGTACCTTGTTTCTTTGCTACATCACGTAACTTCTTCATTAAATCAGGAGTTTCATGACTAACAGGTTGGAAACTAGAAGCGAGTTTATCATCTTTATTTTCTAGATATTTACTAAGACGATCTTCATTTCCTAATACTAATCCAGTACCAACGGCACCTGAACCGGCTAATACGGAAAGTTTGGTTAGGTCTCTTTTATCTTCCTTTTTCATGGTATATATCTTTTAAACTACAACAGCTCGTCCAATACTTAAGTGGAGTGGTAATCCAGGTTTCATCTTACGTCCTGGCACTCCCACATAAGCTCGGAAAACATCTTACTGTGAACTAGTTACTGTTATTCACTAGAGAAAATAGGGGATATTAGTCGCCCCATTAAACAATTTTTCACAGTTCCTAGCATGTGCATTAATATACCAGATGATTGGTTTTGCTAAGTAACGCACAACTAGTTTTACTTTCTTTACTGTTGCATTCATAAGTTCCTATAGCCTCATCGAAGAGTAGAACCTGCCGCTGCTATTCACTATAGGAATTAAAAATTATGGAAAACAAATTAACTTTTCTTACTTACTGTATACACCATCAAAACGATACTTCCAGAAATTCTTCTTAATCTTGATAACTGTTACACCATGCAAGGTAGTTGAATCATCCTTGACAACATTATATCTAGCCACCTGACAATCGAAATACTTACCAGTTGAATCCTGACGTACCTCAACATCACTCAGTGTAAGGCCATTAATGCTATCCTTACAGTTCTCCTTAATTGCGCTGATCACTGCGTTGTAGTCTGTCTTATTGCTTAACTTCATAGGAGCTGCCCAGAAGAAAATAGCACTAACCAACAAACATACACCAATAAAAGTGCCCATTGCAATAATAGGGTTCTTGAATGTCAAACCCTGCTTTAAACTTTGTACAAATTCTTTCATGATTTTTTATTTTTACATTGTTTATTATTCTACGTGTCCTCTATACAAAATAATATAAAAAAGAGGCCAATATAGCTTGTTGAGAAACCATATTATGTACCCACCTGAATATTTTATTCACCAACAAATTTAAACTATACTGGACGCTCCCTCTGAAAATCTATGTGAACTACTCATGACCTAAAAAGACCCATGAGTTTCGGACTTCATAGAGGAATGACCTTTCGAAAGATTGGTTCTTACTTCCTCTCCATCCGTGTAATCGACAGTCCCTGCCGA